CCCCTTTCTATTATGCAACGTATGGCGGTGAATTTGAAGTTAAAGTGAAAGTGACTGGCGATTATAAGGCACGCTTTGACCAAGCGGGACTGATGTTGCGCATCGATCATGAAAACTACATCAAAGCAGGCATTGAGTTTGTAGACGGAAAATTCAATCTGAGTACAGTGGTGACTCACAAGACCAGTGACTGGAGTGTAATCACGTTGGATAAACCAGTTCCTTATATTTGGATTAAAGCTGTCCGCAGGCTGGATGCCGTTGAAATCTTCTATTCGTTTGATGACAAGACTTATACGATGATGCGGAATGCATGGTTGCAGGATAATATTCCGGTGAAGGTCGGATTCATAGCTGCCTGTCCCGATGGAGGCGGATTTAATGTTAAGTTTGAGAACTTCAAGGTAAAGCACCTGCCTGATATGCGCAGGTTGGAATGGCTGAAAAAGAATGCAGAATAAATAGGGTTAGTTCAATTAAGTTTGGTAAAAAGACAAATGCCGGTAAAAAGAAGAGTGATTCTTTATTTGCCGGCATTTATTCTGTTTTGAAATTTAAAGAAATCCTTTTCTGAAATAGCCTTGTTTAATATCCTATGGTGAAGCGCTCCTTATGGTGCTTCTTCTGTTCCAATTCGTCTACCATTGCCACGGCATAGTCTTCAACGGAGATATTACTGTCTCCATTTACATCTACCACTAAGTCGTCTTTTCCGATACGGAACTTTCCGGTACGTTCTCCCGGTGTCATATTGGCGGCAGGAGAGAGGAATATCCAGTCAATATCGTTTTCTTTACGAAGCGTATTCAGATAGAACTCTCCGAGGGATTTGATTCCGGGCAACAGTTTGGCTGGAACATCGTCAGCATCCATCACCATCTTTCCGGGAGCATAGAACAGGGTTCCGGCACCGCCCACGATAAGTAGACGCTCAACACCGGCCTTCTTCACACTATCCACTATCAGCGGATAGTTCTTCAGCGTTTCTTCGTATATATTGGGATTCTTCCAGCCGGGGTTATAAGCGCTGATGACGGCGTCTTTACCTTTGCTGGCCTCAATCAGAACATCGGTATCGGTTACATCTGCCTGAATGACTTTCAGGTTCGGATTGCTGGCGTTCACCTTGGCCGGGTCGCGTACAATGGCAGTTACTTTATGGCCTCTGTTCAGCAATTCATTCAGGATGGCGGTTCCTACAAAACCGCTGGCTCCTATGAGTACTACATTTTTCATATTGGTTCGTTGTTTATATTTATATATTAAACTATTTATCTTCAATAAAAGTTTGACAGTGATTGCTCTTTTTGAGAATGTTTAATAACTTATCCTCTTTTCAATCCGTTTAATCTCCGGGATACAAGAATTTATTCTTGAAAGTGCTATAAAATAATCTTACAACAATTATACTTCTTTCTTACAACAGCTATTGTAAGAAAGAAGCAGAACTGTTGTAAGAAATAATAATATTTGTTGTAAGAATAATAATGTGTATAAACAGAGTTAGTTTCTTGCGAATAGGATTTTAGTTCTATGCAATTACAGAAATAATTTATAATAAGTTGTCAATGGGCCCTTTGCAACCCAGTTGCATTTCCTATTCCTTACC